TCTGGTAGCGCACCTGGTTTGGGACCAGGGGGTCCAAGGTTCGAATCCTTGTACTCCGACCAAGTTTTTTATAAGGAAAATAAATGCAAGTAAGAGCAAGTCATATTTTAGTGCCAACCCTGGCAGAGGCAGTAAACTTAAAAGAACAAGTCAGTAAAGGTGCAGATTTTGCACAATTGGCAAAACAACACAGCAAGTGCCCTAGCGGCCAAAATGGTGGAGATTTAGGACCTTTTGGTCGTGGCATGATGGTTAAGCCATTTGAAGATGTAGCATTTGGTAGTGATGTGGGTGTAACCAGTGGTCCAGTGCAGACACAATTTGGTTATCATTTAATTAAAAGAACAGCGTAAGGAAATAGTATGACATGTAGAGGCTATGATGCTAAGGCAGTAAAAATTTCAAAACAAGTTAAGCGTACCGCGGCACAATATCTTGACCCACATTTGCGTGGAGCAATTATTCGTAGTTTTGTTGAAATTGAAAAATCAGGACTACGTTCAGTACGTAAAGATAAGGATAGCAAGTAATGAGTAAAGGTAGCAGACCACGTCCATATAGTGTTGATTTAAAAACATTTGACAATAACTGGGATATGATTTTCCGCAAGCCTGATCCAAGAGTAATTGAAGATGCTAAATTGGAAGATGAGGCATTTCAAGAAATTACTAAACAAACAGAAGTTAAAGATAGCCAGCAAGGGGGCTAAATAGATTTATACCTGGTTAACTCAGTTGGTAGAGTGTCTGCCTTACACGCAGAATGTCGGCGGTTCGAACCCGTCACCAGGTACCAAGTATTTGCGGGATTAGCTCAGTTGGTAGAGCGAGTGCTTGCCAAGCACTAGGTCGTCAGTTCGAACCTGATATCCCGCTCCAAATAATTAAAGGAAAATATGTCATCAATATCATCTAGATATACGAGCGAAAAGGCAGTAGACAAAGTAGGTAATAGATTTGATTTAGTTCTTATTGCATCGTTAAGGGCAAGAGAATTAACAATGGGTCATCCAACTAAATTAACTGATCCTGGATTTAATCCTAATGAAATGCCTAAACCAATGACAATTGCAATACGAGAAATTGAAGAAGGTTTAGTAGGTAGAGAATACTTAGATGTTTATAAAGACAGCGAAAGTCAACGTAAGAAAAATAATATACGTTATACTGAAATATAAATAGAACCTATGTAGGACAACACCTTAAGCTCATGCCGTGGTTTGGTAATGTGAGTAGCCGACATTATGGAATAAATACAAAATGTTTGTTATTGTATATACCCCGGGGTACTGCGGTAATATTGTAGCCGCTACCATTGATTCAACGGATTATAAATTTATAAATATATCTAAACCTAAAGATTCAAGTAATATCATTGGATGTCACTTGAAAAATTCCAATCCCTCATTACGAAATTTAACTTTACCAGTAGTTACTATAGAAGATGTAAATCATTATTATCAATATTTAGATGATTGTAAAAATTTATCTAAAGCCGTACCTTCTCATAGATTATGGATATTTAATTATTGGAAAATTGATTTTGGTAAATACCCACATATTTATATAACCACTAATGATAGTAATTTGCATAAATGGGTAGATGATAGAATTGATTTAATGACCACTTCAATAAAATATGAACATGTTAATTACTCTAAATACTTTGACAAAATAATTGACCTTAAAGATATTATTAACGGAAATTTAATTAATGTACTTAGTCAATGGATAAATGTCGATGAGTTGGATAAAAATATATACAAACAGTGGTTAGAAAAAAACAAAAAACAATTCTACTTTTAATCCTGTTATCTTTCACCTGGCTTTAAATAGTCTTCACCTCTAAGCAAATCCCAAGGTCTAGATTTTTCTACAACAGGACCTGTATAGGTTTTCCAAGAACGACCTATCAAACATGATCTGATGCCGCTTTCTAATCTAGTAACTCTATGCATATAGTTTGATGGAAAGAACACTCCTGTACCAAATGTTCTACTAACATGATGGTCTTCAACATACAAGTCACCGCCTACATAGTCATCACTATCTGCTAACTGAATAATTAAATTCATTTTTCTTTCTTCAGTTTCTTCAAAGTTTAAACAACCGTCGTGATGCACATCAAAACAATCCCCTTCTTTATACATTTTTATTTCATAAGGCTCTAGGTACAATATTTCGTAATTATTTTGTTGTGCGTTTAGTGTCCAAGCATCTTGCAATAATTCATAAATACCATTATCGTAACCGTGTACGTTCATAGTTTCATGTACATGGCATGTGTAAAATCCCGAAACTCCGTCTTTGGTATTAGGGGTTCGTCTATGTAATCCTGATGCTATTTCGTCAACTGCATATTTTTTTAAATTTTCTCCCATCTCCCTACTAATCATATTAGGTATTTCAATGATAGTGTTATAATCAATGTGTTCTGGTGTTGGTGATAAAATAGCTTTAGGTTTTCGTTTTATTGGGTACATGCATATATTTAGTAAACTTGACAAAATATTCTTAAATTGTTATAATTAAGTAAAGGAAAAATTATGCCAAAATGTTATCAACTTATCGGAGTGCCAGGTAGTGGTAAAACAACCTGGGTGAGCAAAAATCAAGACTTGTTGTCAAAATGCGTGTATATATCTACGGATAAATTTGTAGAAGCCTACGCACATGAAGTTGGTAAAACTTACATAGAAGTATTTGATGAGATTATGCTCAAGGCTATTGACATGATGACTAACGAAGTAATACAAGCACGTACTGAAGGTTTTGATATTGTGTGGGATCAAACTAGCACTACAGTTGCAAGTAGGTTAAAAAAATTTCGTATGCTTCCTAATTATGAACACATAGCAGTTGTGTTTAAAACTCCGGAAGAATTAGAATTAACACGCAGGCTTAAAAGCAGACCTGGTAAAGTAATTCCGCCACGTGTTATTACGCAAATGATAGCGCATTGGGAAAATCCTACGGTAGAAGAAGGTTTTAAGGATATTTGGCTCATAAATAATTAATATGTATGTAATATTATATAATCCAGGCTCGGGTGGCAATTTAGTTGCATCTGTCATTGATCCTAAAAATTATTTTTTCGCCGCTACCCCAAATAATCAGAATTTATTACATATGGGGATAGATAAAAATTCATTAAGATACGAGTATAGTGTTGTAGGATTTGATCCTAAATATAAAAATGTCACGGAGCGTAGGCAAGAAAAATTAAATTTATTGACTAAAATCAAAAATGAATATACCGCCATATCGGATCACGATGTTCCTATGTTTGTTGATTTTGTTAATTTTCAATTACGATACAAAGAATTTGATTATATTATTATTGATGATACGTCTTCAATTGAATCAACTACTAAAAGAAATTTAGAAGTTCAACTCTTAGAAACCTCTGGGGTAGTAGTTGATCCTAATAATAAAAAATGGATTTCACAGCTTAAACATTTTAATGTATGTGATAAATTTATAGGTTTTGATGACATCATCAATGGTAATTTGATAAAAATTTTGAAACAGTGGGTAAACACCCCGTTAAATGAAAATATTTATGAAATTTGGTTAGAAAAAAATCGAAAGTATTTTTTTGATACATAACCTATATAATTCTGACTTCAAGCAAATAAAACCAAATACTTTACAATATAACCAAACTGTGTTATAATAGTTAATTAACGAAAGGAGGGCAAGATGCCTAGTGTATTTTTAGTCAGCGACACGCACTTTGGTCACGCAGGTGTTTGCCGCTTTACAAGAAATGATGGTGTAACAAAGTTACGCCCATGGACTGATCCAGATGAAATGGATGAAGCCATGGTGGAACGTTGGAATGCAAAAGTAAAGCCAACGGACAAAGTCTATCACTTAGGTGACGTTGTTATCAACAGGAAAGCATTAAAGATAATGCACCGATTAAACGGTGACAAGGTCTTAATCCGTGGTAACCACGACATTTTTCGTGATGATGACTATCGTTTACACTTTCGTGAATTACGTGCGTACCACGTTATGAACGGAATGATATTAAGTCACATACCTATACATGAAGAAAGTTTAGGTAGATTTGGTGTCAACATTCATGGTCACTTACATGCAAACCGTGTGATGAAAAAAGTTCATTGGGGTAATACCAAGAACTTTGATGAAGTGATAGACACTCGATACCATTGCGTTTGCGTGGAACACACCGACTACGCACCTATCTTATTTGAAGAAGTCATAGACCGAATCAAAGCAGAAGGCGGTGAAGTTGGTTTCAAAAACGGCAACGGCCCTACAATGTAATGCGTAAACTGTTTATATTGTTATTGTTACCGTTTAATGCATTGGCTACTAATCTAGCAGTACTTAACTCCAGTACCAATACATTGATAGAAGGTCAATTGTGTTGCGAAAAAGTTAGTATTGCTAGTATTAGTAAACTAATGACAATTTACACCGTGTTATCTGCAAATCAAGATTTAGACGAAAAACTAATCGTACCTGAAACCAAAATACATGGTAGACTATCTAAAGGTATGGAAGTATCTAGGTTAGACTTAATTAAACTAGCCCTTGTAAGTAGCGATAATGTTGCCGCCACTACCCTAGCAGAAAACTATATAGGTGGTGAACATGGCTTTGTAGAATCTATGAATAGCAATGCAAAAAAATTAAACATGAATAATACAGGATTTGTGGAACCCACTGGTCTTAGTGTTATGAATTATAGCACTACGGGTGATGTAATCACTTTGACGAATGCATTGGTACAATACAAGATTTTCAAAGATGCGGGACAAACAAAAGAATTGTCAATACTTGTACGCAAAAATAAAAAGATGATGATATTACATTCTCATCCTACTAGTACTTATTTCGGTGATGAAAAAGTTATAGCACTTAAAACAGGATTTACTAATGCCGCGGGTTTTTGTATAACTATGTTAGTTAATATTAATAATCAATATTATAATATTGTTGTTTTAGGAGCTAGAACTCCTAATGAAAGAACTAAACTTATAAAGCAAACACTAGCGAGATTACAATGAAATATTTGATTTTGTAATATAAAATATAAATAAGGGTATGCTAGAATTTATTAAAGATATTTCCCACGCACTATTAAGTTTCATTAAGGATGATCCTGTGAGACCTGAAATACCAACAGACTTTAGAGTTAGCGATGGCCGTATGGTTGCGGCATTAACTGATGAAGAAAAAAATCCTGAAGCCATGGTATGTGTTAGCTTTCATGATTTTGTTCCTGAATCGGTTGATGGATTAAAACAAACTAGCAAGGTTCCTACTACCGCTATATTCTATACAATATGGAGTTATAAGAGTGGTAAAGGTCAGGAACTATTATTTAGGGCTGTTAAAGGGATACAAGAACAATACCCAAGTGTAACTAGGTTTGTGACATTAAGTCCTAAGACAAACACAGCAAGACGTTTTCACTTAAAAAACGGTGCAATTATCCTACGTGAAAATGTAGACACTACAAATTACGAATATATTACAAAAAACGACAAAAATCCATCATAAAATATGACAATTTTGTGACAATTTTGTTGTAAAAATACAACATTTGGTAATTTGACAATAAATGGGTTCGGGTATATAATACTCTTATGAACTCGAAAATCACACGTAAACGCAGAACCGATAGAAATCAGGTGATTTACTTTATCCAAGATACAGTAACACTTGAGTATTACATTGGTTTAACTGCTATTTGCTACAAAGGAAATGTTCGCAAAACACTTACCCGTCGTATGCAAAAGCACATGCAACGTGCCTTGACTGAAAACAAAAACTGGGGCCTGTCACGTGCATTACGTGAACGTGGTGCCGAGCGTTTTGTATTCGGGGTCATTGAAGTTGTTCGTGGTAAGCGTCCTGCTCATCAACGTGAAACAGAATTAATTAACAGTTTGCAACCTTCTCTTAACACATTTGGAGTAAAATAATGTCACAAGCACTTATCAATTTTGCAATTATGTTGTCTCCTATTTTCTTGATGTTGTTAGCAATCATCATTAAAGAAGGTTTTTAATATGAAAAGTTTAATAGATTTTGACGACATGCCACTGGGTTACATGGGTATGGAAATCCCACAACATACTAAAGAAACTTTGCACAATTACCTAATCAGAGGTTGGGCCCCCGGTGGTTTTGTTGAAAGTATGTTGGCATGTAATTATGAACGTGCCTTATATACGGCTGATACCGCTAATCGCCGATATTTTTGGGCCATAGCAATGTGGATTCGAGACAATGCCCCGAAGCATTCTTGGGGTAGTTATGAGACTATTGAAAAATGGCGTGATGATTTTATGAATCATCGCACCAATTATGTTACTGAAGTAGAAAAGAAATATATTTGGGCAAAATTAAAAGAGGATCATGTCAACGAATAACCCTCATGAGGCGTTGTATATATAACACCTCAGGAGTTATTATGTCACAACAAGATTTGATTTTAGAAGTTAGGGAAGTGATTCAACGTTATCATGGTGCTAGTGCCAATCAAATTGCAAAAAAACTGCATTTGGATATAGCTACAGTTGAACGTGTACTTAAACTAATTAAATCACATTAACCAAAACACTTTACCCAAATGGGGTAGGGTGTTACATTAACACATACTAACCCAAGGAGTTTGAAATGTTTCTAAAAGATGTCAATGAAGTATTGAACCACAAGATTGTAGGTGGTAGTGAATATTATTGGAACTGCTATCCCAAATCTAGGTTTATGGATTATGAAAGTGAATATGCACACGTAAGTGTGTTATTCAGTACTGAAACACAGGTAATCTATTGTGCTGAAATCAACGACAAGGAAAATAAATACAAACCCTATCGTTGGTTAAACCCTGAATATAAAGATGCTTACGTAGCTGAGGCAAAAGAGCGTGGTATTGATCCTAATAATGCATGGGACAACACAGATTGGCTTGATTTAGAATTATCAGTTGATTGGTTAGAAAAAGCAAAAGCAATTTTTAACGGTTTAAATTTTGATGAACGTATTCAAGTTCCAGTAAATATC